GTCAAAAAGGCTGAAGAACTGCTTGCACAGCGTGAGTTCCAACGGCAGCAGGCTGAGATTAACGACGCTTACCACGACCGTGAGGAAGAGGCCAGGGCCAAGTACGACGACTTTGAACAAGTCGCCTACAACCCGCAGCTCCGAGTCACTGACGTGATGGCCGAGACAATCAAGGCGTCCGACATGGGGCCGGACCTAGCCTACTGGCTGGGAACCAACCCGAAGGAAGCTGATCGCATTTCCCGCTTGGCACCTCTTTTGCAGGCCCGAGAGATTGGGAAGATTGAGGCCAAACTTGGCTCCAATCCTCTTGTGAAACCGACTACGTCTGCGCCTGCGCCTATTTCGCCTGTTACCGCACGCACCAGTGGAAGCCCGTCCTACGACACAACTGATCCTCGCTCGACGAAGACCATGACTGACTCGCAGTGGATTGAAGCTGAACGTGCCCGGCAGATGAAGAAGCTGCAGGCACAAATGAACCGCTAACTTTTTTTTAAAGGAATTTTTCGATCATGGCTAACTCAATTTTGACAATTGACATGATCACCCGGAAGGCTCTGGAGATTAACTAATCGGTCTCCCCTAGGGGTAACCCTAGGAAAAAAACTGTGTGAATTCGGTGGACGTCATGTAAGATGATTACATGAAAACACCGAGCCAAGCCAAAAGTGAGAATGATAAGGTAGATGACGACGACAAGCGGGCTAAGAACCGCGAAGCCGCCGCCAGATACCGAGAACGCAACCGAGAGAAAGTCAATCAGCGTATGCGCGATTGGCGTGATGCAAACAGGGAGAAGTCCCGAGAGCACGCACGCGAATGGCGCAACCGGAAGATTGCAAATGGAACGCCAGAGGAAGTGGCCGCGATACGCGCCGCAGAGTCTGAGAAAACCAAGCGCAATCAAGACCGGTGCAGAGAGCAAGTGTTTGAAGCCTACGGCGGATACAAGTGCAACTGCTGCGGAGAGACTGAGCGAATGTTTTTGTCAATTGACCACGTTCATAACGACGGGGCTGAGCAGAGAAAGGCAGGTTTGTATGGCGGAAGCGGTACAGCCTTCTACATCTGGCTCCGTAAGAACAAGTTCCCTGAGGGGTACCAAGTTCTGTGCATGAACTGCCAAGTTGGCAAACACAAAAACGGCGGCGTTTGTCCTCACCAGCGGAAGGTGTAACGACTATCCCGTAAGGGAGTACAGCCAAGTGGCTGGAAGCGCACAGCCCCTCGCAAGAGGGTGAAGAGATAGTCTGCTCTGCATGGTGACATGCAGCAGCCCGAAAGGGCGGTCAAGGCGTAACGAACCTTGGCGAACATTTGGCCTAGAGAACAACCTGGTGCTCACCCGTAACGTGAACCGTCAGTACGACGACAGCTTTGCTGTTGAAGGTGCCAAGATTGGTTCGACCCTGCGTATCCGTCTGCCTGACCGCGCCTTGGTCACTGACGGCGCCGCCCTGCAAGTGCAAGACGACAACGAGCAGTTCACCACCCTGACTGTGGCTTCGCAGAAGCACATCGGCGTGAACTTCACGTCTGCCGAAATGACCATGCAGTTGGACGACTTCGCAGAGCGTGTGTTGAAGCCTCGTATCAGCCAGTTGGCATCGAGCATCGACGCTGACGTTGCCAACGCCTACAAGAGCATCGGTAACTCCGTCGGTACCCCTGGCACCACGCCCGCTACCTCGCTGGTTCTGCTGCAAGCCCAGCAGAAACTCAACGAGAACGCTGCTGTGATGAGCCCGCGCTACGCAACCGTCAACCCGGCTGCCAACGCTGGTCTGGTCGAGGGCATGAAGGGTCTCTTCAACCCCACCGACACCATCAGCAAGCAGTTCAAGAACGGCATGATGGGCATGGGCGTGTTGGGCTTCGACGAGATCAACATGTCTCAGTCGATCAAGCAGCACACCACCGGCTCCCGCGCTGCTACTGGCGTGGTTACCGCCGCTGCCGTGACTGCCGAAGGCGCTGCTACGCTGACCCTGACTGTTGGCTCTGGCGACACCATCGCTGTTGGTGACGTGTTCACCATCGCTGATGTCTACGCTGTGAACCCGCAGACTCGTGAGTCCACCGGCTCGCTGTTTCAGTTTGTGGCCTTGGCTTCTTCGACCGCCACCACCACCGCAACCGTGACCGTGGCTCCGATGTACTCGGCCAGCCATGCTCTGGCTACCATGACCGCTTTGCCTGGCAACAACAAGGCTGTCGTGTTCGTTGGCGCTCCGTCCAGCCAGTACGCCCAGAACTTGGTGTACCACAAGGACGCGATCACCTTCGCAACCGCCGACCTGCTCCTGCCGCAAGGTGTGGACATGGCCGCTCGCGCCGTTCACAATGGCATCAGCCTGCGTGTGGTGCGCCAGTACGACATCAACAACGACCGTATGCCTTGCCGTATTGACGTTCTGTACGGCTACAGCACCATCCGTCCCCAGATGGGCGTTCGGATGTGGGGTTGATTTTGACGCCCCTTCGGGGGCTTCAATTCGTAACTTTTTGAAAGGAATTTATCATGGCTCTCCCTAATGGCGCAGGCGGCTATCAAGTCGGCGACGGCAACCTCAACGAACCCGTCATCGGCTACTTGCCCGCCCCTACTACTGAAACTGGCACTTCCGCTGTCACCCTGACGGCTGCTGAAGTAACTGGCGGTATTCTGATCGCCAATCCTGGCACCACTGCTACGACCTACACGATGCCTATCGTGGTTACAGCAGGCGGCGTCACTGGTGTGAACGATCTGGTGTCTAGTGCTAAAGTTGGCAGCACCTTTAACTGGGTGGTGGTCAACATTGGCACCTCGACCGGCGACATCACCATGGCCGCTGGCACTGGCACGGGCTGGACGATTGTCGGTTCGCTGGCCATCAACGATGGTACTTCGGCCTCGTTTATCGCTCGTAAAACCAGCGACACGACTTGGACTCTGTACCGCGTCTAAGCTAACGGGAGGCTTCGGCCTCCTGTTTTTAAAAGGACATATCATGCCAAATACTAAAGCAGTAGGCGTCGCGTTTTCCGATCCCGAGCTTGTCGCAGGGACCACGATTACGGGTGCCGCTATTTCCAACTCCACGATTACCGGCGGCACGCTGTCCAGCCCCACGCTGACCGGCGCCTCCCTGAGCGTCGACGTCGCCAAACCGGCGGCTGCGGGTTCGACCCGCGCCGACGCGACGGCTATGACGGCTTCGTTCAACTGGGTGACTGCAGCTGACGCCACCAAAGGTGTTGTGCTGCCTGCTCCCACGGCCGGCCGACTGCTTGTGGTTAAGAACGACGATACGGCCAACGCTATTTTGAAGGTCTACGCTCCCGGCAGCGCCAAAATCAACGGCGTCGCGGGCACTACGGCTTTCTCGATGGCTGCGAAAACGGCTTGCTGGTTTGTGGCGTATGACACCACAGACTGGTTCTCCGTCCCTCTTGTCGCTTCTTAATTAAGTGGGGGCTTTGGCCCCCACTTCTGCACACATGGCCGCAATCTACCTGACACATCCCGTCCACGGCGCTAAAGTTGCCGTGATGGACTTGGAAGCCGATTTTGATGTTCAAAACGGCTGGTCACGCTACAATCCTGAGGAACAAGATGTGCCTCAGATCGAGCCGCAAATTGAGGTAGCACCTGCACCTCGGCGCGGGCGGCGCAAAAAGGACGAAGAGGAATAGCATGACGTCTGCCATTTACGCAATCGTTAACCAAGTTACGCGGGACATGTACGTAGGCTCCGCAGTGGCTGTTAACCGTAGATGGAATGCTCATCGTTGCAATCTTCGCGCTGGAAAACACCCTTGCAAGCACCTACAAAACGCACATCTCAAGTACGGCGCAGGCGCGTTTGACTGGGAGATTGTTGAGTTTGTAGAAGACAAAAACAGTCTTTTAGCCCGCGAGCAGTTCTGGATCGACTTCTTTCAGCCCGCGTACAACAAACGCGTCATAGCAAACTCATGCTTGGGCGTTAAGCGCAGCGAAGAGTCGCGCTTGCGTATGTCACTTGCCCAGTTGGGCCGCAAACAGTCGCCTGAAACAAAAGCCAAACGTTCGGCAGCGCTTAAAGGAAAACCACGTTCTGCTGAAGTACGTGCCAAAATTAGCGCGGCGCATGTTGGAATGCGTCCTAGCGTGGAGTCTCGCGCCAAAATGTCTGAATCCGCTAAACGGAGAAAACGTTCATGACCACTTACACGGCGGGGGAGCAGATTAACCGAGCACTTCGGTTGTTGGGCGTTTTGGCTGAAGGGGAAACCTCGTCTGCTTCGGTGTCCCAAGATTCTTTGATGGCGCTAAATCAGATGATCGACTCGTGGTCAACC